TAAACTTTTTGAACATATATCTCCGATTGCAGAAGCAGCTGTCTCGTTGTCTGCACCGATAGGATTAGCATTACTTTTTAAAGATGTAGTTCCTGGAATAGGTAATTCTCCTGGTCCAGGATATTGACATTCTTCACCTTTATAAATCCATTGACAAGTATTTTTATAGTATTTTCTTTTTGGCACTACAATTTTAAAATACTGCAACCACGAAACTAAACCAAAAGTAGCGGTAGTAATATTTAAAGATTCTAACTCATTAATTTTAAAAATATCTTCTACATAAGACTCAACATCTGCATCAACATTAACAATAAAAATTGAATCACCAAATACAGTAGAAGAAGATAGCGGATTACTTAAGAATAAAAATCTATTTTCCTCAATAGATTGAATAGTAGCCTCTGTATCTCCCGCAGAAGATTTTACATTATCTCCTACTCGATAAGGCATAGCATTAATAACTTCAACTACATTTGATGTAATAGTTCTAACACTACTATACTCTGGCCAATGATCTAAAAAATTCATAAAAGTAGTCTTAATTTCTACTACTCCTCCTAATAAATCTCTAGAATCTTGTTTAAGCTCCGTCCAACTTCCATTAACTAATGTTGTTTGATTTTTATCAAAAGATGCATTTGCTTTTCCGTAATAATTTACTATATCTGCAGAATACGATAAACCGTTAGCTCTTGCTCTTGTTAATGTGTCAAAAGCTTCATCTCCCACAGAACCTACATCAGCAGGATTTTTATTTACCGTGCGTGGATCAATTCCGTGAACAAGCTCATTATTAACTAAAGCTACGGTAGAGTTAGAAGAATTATTACCTGATATAAAAGGATCTTCTACAAGAGAAGAAAGAATATTATCAATATTAAAAGCAGAAAGAGTTACTTCACTAATTTTACCATCAGAACTAGTATCAATAGAAGAAACATTTAAAGGATAAGGAGAATATGATTGTCCGTCATATGTAACATTATATTGTAAATCTGAAACATAATCCCCATTAATTTCTGCTATACGGAAAGGAAAGTTTAAAGGCCAAGCTAATCCAGCACCTTGCTCAGTAGGATTACCGTTTTCATTAGGAGGATACCACTCTCCTGGATAATATATAGAAATAAGCCTAACAATAGGATTCTGTGTAAACGCATTCTTTTCTTTAATAAAAGGAGAGGGAACTAAAGATGAAATAGTTGTAGTAGCTGTAGTTTCTTCTCCCGTAAACACAGCAGGATTAAAAGGTTGAGATTGAATATTAGCTGTTTGTACCAACACCGCAACATTTGTAGCAACTGCTAGTTCTACGTTTGTTTGATTTTCTCTTGTTAGTGTAACTGTTGCATAAGAGTTAGCCTGCGTTGTTTGTTCAGGAAAAGTATAAAAACCGCTATCGTCTTCAGTTGAAACATATTCTTGCTTACTAGAATATTTTAAATCGTCAATATGACCGTTAAAAGGATCTCCAGAAGAGAATAAGGTGCTTGATCTACCTATCTCTATAGGCCCACTAATAGTACTTTCTGCGTTACCTGTATAAGTAGTAGAAGCAACACGAGTATTTGCAACGTAAAGACTAAGAGTATTAGAAGTAGTATTATTGACAATAGCTACATGATAGAAAGATTCTGCATTTACATTACCACCATAAATTTCAATATTAGTAGCTGCATCACCATTACCCGCAGGATCTATATATACAAAGCCTACATTAGAATTAGCACCTACAAACTTAAGAGCATAATAGTTTTCTGTACCAGCATCTACTCTAGAAAAAATAGTTGAGTTAGCAGTAGTACCAGAAGCCAGTCTCATTTGCACTTCAATAGTGCTATCTCGTTCTAGAAACTTAAAATCATCGCTGGAAGGAATAGAAAGATAATCTCCAGTCCCATCAAGTAATAAAGAAGCAGTGCCAAACTTTTTCTGCGCAGTATCAAGTTGAGCATCTCCATTAAAAGTAATAGTTTGTTGTTTTATAGGAGAAGCATCAGTAGTAGTTGTAGCTTCATCAGCCCCGTTAAAATTTAAAAGAAGATTTGATTTAGAAAGATCTACTACGTACTCATCTGTATTAATTAAAACATTACCAACAGCTATGTGTACTTCTGTATTAGAATTAGCAGTTATTCCTGTAAAGAATACATTATAAGAAGTAGTAGTATCATAATATGTTATATCTGATACAATACGAGTAACTGCAGAATTAGAGGTAATTGTTTCTGTGGCGTAAAACTCTTGTCTGACATTATTAAGTTTTACTTTTAATAAGTTATTAGCTAAATCAACATTAGCAATATAGGCTTCTGTACCGGTAGTAGTGCCTAAAATAACATTGCCACTTATAAAACCAGTAGCATCTGCAACAGTTAAAATATAATCATAATTACGGGCAGTCATTTAATCAAAGACCTCTTGAAGATTAAAAGAAACAGTGTAAAAGTTTTGAGTAAGATTAGCTCCCGCAGATAAAACTTGTTCTATTTGCAAAGGACCAGAAAATCTTGAAGTAATTGTACCAGACTCATTCAAATGTGACAAGTCAAATGTGAAAGCTTCATATTCTCCGCTTCGAGCATTGTAAAAGTTTTCTATCGCAGTTTTTTCAACACCAGTAATATTTGTATAAGATAAAGAATACTGCCGTTTAGATCTACGTGATTTTAAACGACGTTTTTCATAACCAGATTGAGAAGTAAAAGTAGCTACGTCAAACTGTTTAGAAGTACTAAATCCTTTATCTGGTTTCCTATCTGCCATAGAGGAAAAACGATCTAAAGAAGTGATTTCTGCGTCAAATACACGAATCGAAAGAGTTTCGCCGTCTTCGTTAACACCTTTATCAATACCAGAACCAAGAGGAGCACCGCCTATAACTGTAGGAGCTGTATTTGCTGGCTCAATTCCGTTTCCATAGTAACGACGAGCCCGAGATATACGCAGAGCATCTATATGACCGTTTAACGGTTCTCCGGTAGTATTAAAAGAACCAGTCCTACCAATTTCTGTAACTCCTCCCATAGCTTGTCCCGCTACGTTAGCTCCAAGATAGCCATTTGCTACTAATACGTTATTAACATACAACATAACATTATTAGTAGAATCATCCCGAGATACCGCTACGTGATAAGATATAGCTCCATTTACATTACCGCCATATAGCTCTATATTAGCATCATTTGTTTGATCAATATATACAAAGCCTACATTAGAATTAGCTCCTACTACGCGGAGAGAATAATAACGATTAATAGATTCAAATTTAGATAAGATAGAGGCATTAGTAGTAACATCAGCAGCAACATTAAAATATGTCTCAATAGTCATATCATCCGTAAGAAAAGTAAAGTCAGTAGAGGCAGCAATAGATAAGTAATCTCCAGTCCCATCAAGTTTTAAAGAAGAATCTCCAAACACTTTATCTGCCGTTGCTAATTGAGCATCTCCATTAAAAGTAACTGTATGGGCGCTATCGCTTGCATCTGTAGTAGTAGTAGCTCCGTTTGTTCCATCAAAATTTAGTAGTAGCTTTGTAGCGGTATTATCACCAATATCAATACCCGCAGTTCCTAAAGTAATTGATGGAAAAGTAAAAGCACTAGAACGTTGTAGTACGCCTCCTAAAAATACCATAATTTCTGTTGCAGAAGAAACATTAACACCTGAAGGGATAGCAAACGTTTCTGTGTTAGCATTAACTACATAGGTATTACTGTCTACGGTAGTAGCTGTTGTATTAGAATAGTCTACGCTTCTTACAGAAGGAAAAGATCTTGTTAAACGAAAACGCTCGGGAAGAGAAATAGTTTTAACAATAAGTTCTGTAGCGTTAGGAGCAGTCACAAAGTTAATTGATTGTCCTGCATTAGCTAAGTCATATGTAGAGGTTTGTTGGAGCGCTCCATCTAAGAAAGCTGTTACTTCACCTTTATGAGCTACAACAGCAGGTAAATTAAAATAAGTTCTTGATGCTCCTGTACTAGAATAAGTAACTTCCGCTACGACAGGAAAAGCTGTTACTGGAGCAGTCGCATCACTAGGGTAAGTAGCCATTATCTATCACCTCTCATAGATTTTCTAATCGGACCATTATTACGTAAGTCACGAGTCACAATGTCAATAACAAACTTTTCGCCATCAAAGCGAGGTTGTTTAGCTTCAGCATCTTGTGGAGTACCTTTGTTTTCGATGTTAACCACCACATTGCCTCCTGGCATTGCTCCAGTACCATTCATTGCATTTAGGGCGGGCCCTCCAATAGCTTTTGCCATTGGTTTGCGAATGACGAATTCGCCAGGCTCTAGTAATGCCGGGACACGGTCCCGCATCATCCCACCTGCT